TATCACAATGCCAAACCATGTTTATTACCACCTTGCACTAAGTAATTTGTCTGATGAGCAATATGACAAACTGTGCGACATTCAGAAAACACACAATGGTATCTGCGGATATTATCGCCCGATGCCCGAAGAACTTCGTAACACTACATCCCCTACAAGGATTGTATCTGAGACCGAATACAAAAAAATCATGAAGGAGAACGAGAAAATAGATCGGACTCAGCCTTTCTACTACGAACCCAAACCCATCACCAAAAAGATGCAAGTTAATTTGCTCTCCAAGTATGGCGTAGACAATTGGTATGATTGGGCATACATGAATTGGAGTACCAAGTGGGGATGCTACGACAACGAAATTGATGGACAGACCCTTACTTTTGCTACCGCTTGGGGACTGTTTAACACAGATATCCTCGAAGAATTTGCACAAGACTTTCCCGATTTCATTCTTGCCTATCAAGAAGAACAAGGATGGGGTGGTGAATTTGTGTACGAGAATGGTATCTGCACAGAGCATCACGAATACGATGCACCAGCATGGTCTGATGTGACCATAGAATCAGAAGAAGGTCGTATCTGTGAACTGCTGACATACATACCGGAGACCCACTTGGGTGAAGGTGCTTGTCTTGGATACTACTACGATTACGATACCTCTTGTCCGGTACCCGATGATGTTTTAAAACAACTTAATTTAAATTGAAATGGAACTATATCAAATTAAAACGACCGCTTATTCCGATGAGGATATGCTGTTGATTTCTGATTGCTCTTATGAAGAAATCGAGAAGGTCTTAGAACCAATGGTTATTGCGGAGAGAAGAGAAAAGGCTTGGTACGATCACGATGATTACATGAAAGCCTTACAGAATGCTCTGCCACAGTATCAGTTTATTTACATCACAGAACCAATAGAAATAGTATTATGACCTATCCGTTTGATGAAGGAGACATCTACTACACCATTGAGAATGGTGACATTGTGGAGTCAGTATGGGATGATATCTCAGAAGACCTTTACGACCCTAAAGAAAAGTATTACTCATCGCTTGAGTCAGCCAAGAAAGATTCACGATGGAATGGAACAATTAACTTAATATAAAAAAACAATGCATACGAAAACACTTATCGCCAAACTGAACGAAAAAGGATTGGTCTACCCAACCTGCTTACAATGGACCGGTGCAGATGTTGATGCACGAATTCGTGCCATCGGCAGAGCAGATGAACTACCACTGATGGACAATGCAGACAAGATGATGTTACTGAATGAATTCTTTGATGAATACGAAGACATCATCTGTGAATTCATTAACCAAAAACTCGAAGAACATTTAGATCATTTAACCCACTTTAATTTAGATACACAATTATTTTAATTATGACAAACAAAAAATCACTTATCGCCCAACTACAAAAGAAGTATCCCAAGTTAACCATCTTTGAAGATGGCAATGGTTGGGTCTCAGAATCACAAGACATCTTCGCCATCTCAGCTGAGGACTCAGATGTAATGTCCTCCAATGGATACGATCTGCTCAACTATTGGACTCAGAACTACGAACATTGGGACTTAGGTATTCATGTCGAATTGGTTAAGTTTCTGAATGACCACGGATGGTATGCAGAATGGGTTAACCCTGGTGTAGTAGCAATTGTAAAAGACATTTAATTATGAAAGTATTAGAATTATTCGCAGGGTCTCGCAGTATCGGTAAGGTATGCGATGAGTTGGGTCACGAGGTATTCTCCTCTGATTGGACTCCCTTTGATGGTATTGACTATGCAGTTGATATCAATCAGTTTGATACAACTAAAGTACCATTCATCCCGGACATGATATGGGCATCTCCTCCATGTACTACATTCTCTGTTGCCTCTATAGGTAAACATTGGGATATGAATCGGAGACCCAAAACTGAGGATGCCTTGATGGGTCTACAAATCCTCAAGAAGACCATCGCAATCATCGATTACTTCCGCACATTAAACCCCCATCTCATTTGGTACATTGAGAATCCTCGTGGTATGATGCGTAGGATGGATGCCTTCAATATCCTTCCCCACATCCGTCAGACCGTCACCTATTGTCAGTATGGCGATACCCGAATGAAACCCACAGATATCTGGACCAACAACTATGATTGGAGTCCTCGCCCTGCGTGTAAGAATGGTATGTCTTGCCACATCTCAGCACCTCGTGGCTCCAGGACCGGCACTCAAGGTCTTAAAGGTTCTTATGTTAGATCACAAATCCCCTATGACTTATGCAAAGAGATAATTTTAACCACATCGCAGACGAATTAATCAGATTGGGTCGTGTAACTTTTAATCTTAAGGATGCACCCCAAAAAAGATTTGCTCTCTGCCCAAATTACGAAGAAGAGATTGCTGTCGATAAGATGTCTGTAATGGATATCATTAATTATCTACAGCACAAATCACCGCTATTCATCGATGCCATCGCCCCGATCAATCCAAACCATTTGTATCTGACTATTTCAGCCTACGATTCATTCTATTATCTTGGATACGAAATTCAAACAGATAGTCAAAAGGAAGCCGAAAACTTCGCAGGGCATTTATTATTGGATGAGATTTGGGATGCTAAAACAGAAGAAATTATATTCTTATGAGACAATTAACAGTACGAATTAAACAGAAAAGATATGCAGAATTGCTTAGTAGGTATGGCACTTCTAAAGATGTGGTTAATGCAATCTCCTTACGCCTGGAGCAAGTATTAACTTCAGAGAGATACTTACTTAAGCAGAGAACTCCACAAACGGAAATGTATGCGACCTTGGATATTCCGGTTATAGATTATTTATATCCTTTGGTGAATGAATTTTGTTTACATCGGAATCTGACTCAGAAAGAAATGTTTGACAAGTTAATTAAAAAATTATGAAAAAGGCAGTAGGGTACATTCGTGTAAGTACAGATATGCAAGCTGACAAAGGTACATCCTTAGACAATCAGTATGTGCGGATTCAAGAGTACGCAATGCAAAGAGGATTTATTTTGGAAAATATTTTCGAAGATGCTGGTTATAGTGGAAGAAATACTAAGAGACCCGGCTTTCAGCAGATGTTTAGTCGACTGAGAAAGGGAGGAGTTCACGCAGTGATAGTGTGGCACACCACACGATTTGCTCGTAATCTCAAAGACAACATTATTCACATGGCTGAATTAGAACAAAGAAAAATTAAATTCTATTCTATAGAAGAACCTGAGATGTCAGGCTCATCGGGTAAGGCTATGCGTAATCTAATGGCTGTTTTTGCTGAGTATCAAAGTGATGTAACTGGTGAGCATACACGATCGGTAAAAGCCAATTTAAAACGCACTAAAAAAGTTTATTGTGCATTCCCTCCACTTGGCTATGTTAACCAAGATGGTGAATTGATCCGAGACCCAAAAGCATATAAGGTCGTGGAACAAATTAAACAATACTATTCGCAGGGTTACTCCTATGGTAAAATTGCTAATCGCTTAAACAAGGATGGCATCGTTGGAAGTAAGGGCGGAAAATTTTATGCATCAACTATACACAAAGTCATAAAGAACGAAATATATGATATTTTTTGAAACAAAAATAGACAGAGAAATCCGTGAGCAAATTGTAACTGCCTTGGAAGAAACCATTGGTATACCCAGAGAGATGTGGGAATACAAAAGAAGTAAAAAGAATCAAGAAGTAATGATACGCCAAATATACATTTACTTTTTGTCGCAATACACACAGCACAGTTTGATAGACATTGCAACAATTGTAGGTCTGAAGAACCACTGCACAATTATCCAATCGCTGAACATTGTAAAACATTGGATGGAAAACCCCGAAGAATTTATTTATCAAAACCGCATTATAGAAACTACAAAAAAGAATTATGAGCAACACAACTGAAACTTATCAAATCCCCGATGACATTCTCCTAACCAAGGAAGAAAAAAACAATCTTATGAGACTGATTGAAAGTATTCATGAGGTGACAGAAGTACAACCCGAATTGTACATGGCTTCAAGAACACAGAAGTCTAAGCATACTCATCTTAGACAGATTGCAGCTTACATTATTCGCAACAATACTAAGTTGACACTGAGAGAAATTGGAATCATCCAAGGATATCGGGATCACTCAAGCATCATTCATTCTATTAAACAAGTTGAAGCGTGGATGGATGGAACACCCGGCTTTGCTTTCGAGAAAAATATCACACAACAAATTTTGAAATCATATGGAGAAAAATGTCAAACTATTGTTTGAGCATCTGCTCGAAGCAATTCACGGACCAGCGTGGAAAGTTAAAGAACCCGAAATGGCTATGCTCTTGAAGAGAACCGGAACTTTTGAACCTCCTTCATTGCAAGAGGTAGAGGACTATCTTAAAGTAATGAGAGTCCGAGACCCAAAGGCTAATGCTCAGAAGTGGTATAACTTTTACGAGAGTAAGGGATGGATGATTGGTAAGAACAAAATGAAAAATTGGAAATCAGCCGTGAATACATGGCAATTCGAAAAGGACAATCTAATAGTGTAAAATTTTGAAAAAAAAATTATATTTTGTTATTTATATTATTTATCTTGCACTCCTTACATACATTATAGTACAAACTAATATAGAACTAAGAGATGAAATTCAAAATTGGAAAAGACCTTGAAGTACAAAGAGTAAGCGATAGAAATAAGTATCTTACGATAATCTTTCTGTTTGTGATGCTGACTTCAACAATCATTTACTTCCTGTCTCAGGAGGAGCAGATTCGTATAATCTATAAGCACTGGGTCTCAGAACCTAACGATGATCTCCCCTTGGATGAAAAGGCGTGGGTTGCCTACTTAGTAGAACAAGGCTGTGTACTGCCCAATATCTGCATCGCCCAAGCCAAGGTAGAAAGTGGTTTCTGCAAGAGCAATGTAGCTCGCAAGGCACACAATCCTTTTGGAATCACTTACCACAAATGCAAGTATGTAGACGGTAAGCACGGTGTGTACGCCAAGTACAATACTTGGAAGGATGCTATCAAGTGTTACATCCACATTCAAGATTCTTATTTAAAAAACATCAACGGAAAATATGCAACAGATCCAAATTATGTTCAAGCCATTAAAAATGTTAAGTAATCTATTCAAATCACAAGAATTGCCGGAGGCTACACCTTATGTATTTGAATACGACAGAGCCGTCCCTGGCTTCAATGAGTTTACACAAAATTTAATCCAACAGAGATATGACACCAAACGATATTCAACAACTGATGAACCTGCTCCACAAACTGCAAAGGGAAGCAGACGAGTTAAGAGCAGAAATTGAACGCCTTAGAGAGAAATTAGAAAAGTATGAAAGCGATAATTGAATTTGACCTCAATGAGGAGAGGGCTGAGTTCGAACTCATGGTCAATGCAAACAAATGGTATTGTGTAGTATGGGATATAGACCAGGAGTTACGCAGACGCACTAAGTACGCCTCAGACGATGAGGATAGTAATGTGGTAGAAGCCCTATACCAATTCAGAGAAACTGTTCTCGGTATTATGAATAACCATAATGTAACATTTGAATAAGATGAGAGCAAGAGTTGTAATGGCTACAATTAATGGTATACACCAATGGCGTGTGTATTACAATCAAGAACCCATTGCCTTATTCGAGCAAAAAGATTGGGCTCAGAAATACGCTGACTATTTAAATGAAAACTATTAACAATAAAAAACAATGAGCAACAATAAACAAAGTAGCGATCTGACATTAGATTTAGGTGGTATGACCGCACGTCAATACGCTGTGCTTATTCTCCGGGATGATTTGAAATATTCCTGGCAGAGATGTGGTAATAAGATGGATATCACAAGATACGCAGCTCGTGAGTTGTATAAAAGAGCTAAACAGAAATGCGAGTAATTCTATTTATTGTACTGGCTGCCATGGGAAATGAGGATGGTAGCTATAGATATGCGGTTAAAGATACGTGTGGTAAGACATACCACTTGATGATGCATCAGCAGTACAGAGTTGGCGATACAATCCGTTTAGATGAGAAGAGATAATTTGTACCGATTAATCTTGCTTCTTATGTACATCGGCTTTATATTTGCCGTTTGCTATAGCTCAATATTTCAAACAATCATAGTACTATTCGTTCTTATAGCAGTGACCTCAATAGTGTATAGACTAATCAAATGAATGCAGATAAACTAATCAAACTTGGAATTGACTTACGGAATAAATGGAGCGGAGAGGTTAAGACAACC